AGTGAACCCGCTGCCCAGACGCAAATGGTCCTTCAACCCTTGAACGGGCAGGGCCGCAACGGGGACCGTCGTCATTTCCGTCAGCATCATCTTCAGATCCTTTGCCATCAGCCCCAAAGGCCCGTTTCGAACCCGCGCGCGCCAATAGATCCGGCCCCCTCAGAGGGGCCGGACCCGCAGCCCCGGCTTACGAGACCGCAACACGCAGCAGCTTGATCGCGGCAAAGTCAGTGACATCCCCACCAACGCGCTTGTTGGCGTAGAACAGCACGTTCGGCTTGGCCGAGAAGGGATCGCGCAGGATGCGCAGATCGGGGCGCTCGGCAATCGTATAGCCAGCGGTGAAGTCGCCAAAGGCAATGGGGTGGCTGTTGGCCGCCACGTCCGGCATGTCCTCGCAGATCAGCACCGGATAGCCCATCAGACGCGCAGGCTCCCCGGCCTGCAGGCTGTCGCCCCACATGAACCGGCCATCGGCATCCTTCATCTTGCGCACCGCACCTGCGGTTTTCGAATTCATGATAAAGGTGCCATTGGCGCGGTAATCCGCTCCCAGCGCATAGACCAAATTGACGATGCAATCGCTGGCATTGGTGGTGGCAAAATCCGCTGCAGCGCCCGTCGGGATGTAGCCCAGATTGCCCCAGGTCCAGGACGCATTGGCCACCTTCGGCGGCAACAAAATCCCGCGCGGCTTGTCCACACCATCACCATTGATAAAGGCCGCAGCCTCGGCACGGATAAAGCGCGTGGCGATCTTGCTCGCCAACCAGCCCTCGACGTCAAAGGCGGTGTCATCCAGCAACCGCTGGCTCGCCTTCGGCATGGCCGACAGCTCGTGCAACTTGATCGAAATGCGATCAATCAACGGGGTTGCGGTTTCCGCCTGCGGCGCCACTTCTGTCGCCCAGCCAGAACCGACCTCCGACCGATCAATCAGCACGTCAAACGACGTCGCATCCACCTGCACCACATTGGCCGCAGCGCGCAAGCTAGAGGTCGACACCAGCATCGAGCGAATGGTCTCGGCGGTCTGCGGATCGACCAAATAGCCGCCATCCGCGGCCACAGCGGTCGACAAGGCCTTGCCCTCCAAGACAAGGCCACGCAGGCCATCATCATCGCCCGAACGCAAGTAGGCGCCAAAGGCCTTCTTGTGGGGCACTTCCACCTCGGCACTGGTGGCCAGTGCAGGGCGGCCAAAAGTCATCTGTTTGCGATCCAGCATGGTCAAACGCTCTTCCTGATGTTGCAACGATTGTTTCACTTCACCCTGAAAGCCCTTGAAGGCGTTTAGAAATCCATCCAGAGCGGTTTTCACTTCCGCACCCGGAGTTTGGGCCGATTGGGTGGCCATAGGCACACCTTCCCCGGCCCGAGCCTTCGTCTCGGTCATTCCATTCATCCTTTGGTTTGGTCGTAAAAACCGGGCCTAGGGCCGCCCGGCCATGGCCTCTGCCGCTTCGGTCAAAGCCTGCGCCAGACTGCGCCAGATCTCGGCCTCAGGCAGATCGCCCTTGGCCGCCACCCGCGCATCGGGAAGCATCGGAAAGGTCACCAAAGACACCTCCCAAAGCTCCAACTCCTGCAAAAGGCGCTGCCCCTTGCCATCGCGTTCCGCCTTTACGGTGCGGTAGCCAATCGACAACCCGTCAATCGCGCCCGCCGCCAACAGGGCCGCCGCCTCACGGCCCTTCTCCACATCGCGCAACAAGCGCCCCTTGACCCACAGGCCCGTGGCATCCTCGCGCACCTCGTCCCAAATGCCGATCGGCTGGGCCGGGTCATGCTGCCACAGCATCTTGACCGCCCTCCCGCCCGCCGCCAATCGCTTGAGGCTGGCCGCATAGGCGCCCTTCACCACCACATCGCCGCCCTGATCGCGCTTGCCAAAGAGGCTGGCATAGCCCTCGATCCCGTGGTCCTCAGTCAGCCGCAGGCCCATCCTGGCCCCTGCCACCGCCTGCATGTCTTTGCGTTCAAGCTCACCCGCAATCGTCATCTCACACCTCACCGTTCTACCTAGTGGCCGCCTGGATCAATGCCTCGGCCATCTGCGCCAACAAAAACGCGGCCACCCCGTAAACCCCCAGCCAGATGCGCTTTTCCAACCGCTCCAGCACCGCATCAATCTGGCCCAGCCGCCATTCAAGCGCCGCCCAACGCTCTTCGGCCACCCGCTCATTCGCCTCGATCCGGGCCGCGGCGGCGTCAAAACTGTCGTAGACAAAGCGCGACCCGCTTTCGCCCGGCTTTCTCACGCCTCACCGTCCTCCACCACTCCCGCCTCAGGCAGGCGCGGCAAACCCAGCAAAGCCCGCTTTTCGGCCGACGTCAGAAAATCCGCCGCCCCCACCCGCGCCCATTGCTGATCACGCTCCACCGCCAAGGCCGGAATCTGGTCCAGATCGGGCCGCAACTCCACCGCCTCGCCCGTGAACCCTGACAGCCAATGCGACACCCCCGCCGCCACCCGTTGCACCAAGGGCAGCACGGTCAGCCGGTAAAACGCGCGATTGGCCTCTTGGTAATTGGCATAGGTCGCATCGCCCGGAATCCCCATCAGCATCGGCGGCACGCCAAAGGCGATGGCAATCTCCCGCGCCGCCGCCTCTTTGGTCTTTTGAAACTCCATGTCGCTGGGTGAAAATCCCATCGGCTTCCAGTCCAAACCGCCTTCCAACAGCATTGGTCGGCCCGCATTGCGCGCGCCTTGATGGTGGCTCTCCATCTCGCTCAACAGCCGGTCATATTGGTCAGCCGACAAATGGCTTTGCCCGTCTGCACCTTTGTACACAATCGCCCCTGAGGGCCGCGCGGCATTGTCCAACAGCGCCTTTGACCAGCCACTCGCGCTGGTATGGACATCCAAAGCCACCGCCGCCGCCTGCAAGGGGCTGAACCCGTAATGGTCATCCTGCGGATGGAAGGTTTTGATATGGCAAATCGGCAGCTGCTCAGCGCTCATCGAAAAGCGATGCGTGCGCCCCGACACAGTGTAATCATAAGCCACCGGCCAGCCATCCGCACCCGGCACCAGCGCCATCCGGTCAGACCGCAGCACATGCAACTCCCCCGGCAGCGCGCCCACCCCCGGCACCGCCTCAATATAGGCATTGCCCGACAGCAGAAGATGCCCGTAAACCGCCTCAAACAGCTCCGCGCGCCCCTGCACACCATTGGGGCGGCGTATCAGGTCCAGCACCGGGTGCGCCTCATAGCGCCGCTCGGCATCCTGCAAAACCAGCGGCAGCGCCGCCGCCGCCTCGGCAATCAGCTTGACCGCACGAAAGCCAATCGGGTTGCCCTGAAACCCTGACCGCGCCAAGCTCACCGCATCGCGCGGGCTCCACGCCACCCGGCCAGAAGAGCCAAAGGCCACCACACGCCCCGTGGCCGAGGCTTTTACCTCGGTCACACTCGCCGCAGCCGCTTTCTCCGCCCCCGGCGCGCGCTTCAGGAAATCGAACACCATCTCGCAAAGCTCCTTTGTCGCGTGCCCCGCAAAAGGCCCGCCGTTCCCGGTCCCCCAACTCGGGGGCCGCTGTCTTGTGATCTGAACACCACCCTAAAGCGGCAATCCTTAAGGGCCGTTAACCCAGCGTGCGCAGCCTCGGGGCGACAAAGGCTTGTGAGGGGTCAACAATCAGCTCGGTCAGCGCCCAGACCAGCGCATCCACCCGATCAGGGCTGCCCTTGCCCCGATAACCTTGCACCGTCATGCGGCACATCTGCTCTTCCAGCGCGGCAAGCCCGCGCAGATGCGCCACACGGCCCTGCTCATACAAGGCCGCCACCGGCTCGGCCCGCGCCACCTTGCCCTTGCTGGCATGCACCGCCTTGATCGGCACCAGCGCATCCACGCCCCGGATCACGCTGGTCACCAGATCCCCGCCTTGGTTCACCTCAACGACAAGCCGATCCGCCTTATGCCGCGCCATCGCCGCCAAAGCGGCCCGCGCCCATGTCTCGGGCGAGGACATCCGCACAGAGGCATCCTCCAAGACCACCGCCCGCCAGTTTTGCGGCGGTCCCTCTGTCACCGCCCCCACCACCACAATCCCGCACTCATCGCTGCCACCGCCTTGGCTCACCGCCGGGTCAACCGCCACGACGATCCGGCTAAAGACAGGCACCACCGCCACCCGCGCCGCGTCCAATTGCGCCGCGGACCATAGGCTGCCCTCCACATCCTCCAACAAAAGCCCGTCCAACTCCTGCCGCCCCAGCCGCGTGCCGCCATAGCGCGCGCGCACCTCCTCCAGGAAGCTCGCCGCCAGATGCGCGCGGTTGGCCTCGGTCGGCGCATGAGTGGTGACCGTCGAGGGGTTCTTCAAGATCGCCTTCAGCACCTCGACATTCTGCGGCGTCGTCGTCACCACCTGCCGAGGCGCCTCGCCAAGCCGCAAGCCAAACTGCAACTGATCCCAAGCCTCTTGCGCCTTGGGCCATTTCGCCAACTCATCGGCCCAGGCCGCATCAAACTGCGGGCCGCGCAAACTGGCCGGATCATGGGCCGAAAACACTTGCGCCACCGCGCCATTGGGCCAGACAAGCTGGCGCCGCGTCGCCTGCCACTCGGGCCGCCGATCCGGTGGCGAGCAGGCCAGAATCCCGCTCTCCCCCATCACCATCACCTCGCGCACCTGATCCACCGTTTCGCCCACAAGCGCGACCCGCCGCGCGCGTCCCGGCGCCATCGGGGTCGCCCCCTCCACCTCGGCGCGCACCCATTCCGCCCCAGCGCGGGTTTTCCCCGCACCGCGCCCGCCCATGATCACCCATGTTTTCCACGCGCCTTCCGGCGGCACCTGATGCGGCAAAGCCCAGAACTCAAAGAGCCACGGCAGCGCCAACAGCGCGTTGTCACTCAGCCCTTCCAAAAACGCCTCAATCGCCTCCGGCGTCGCGGAGGCGAGCCAACCTGCGCCCGATTTCATCGCGCGCGGCGTCCATGTCGAGGCTGCCGGTTCCGACAGACCCGGCAACTTGCTTGCGGAGTTTTTCAACACGATTTCCTTCTTCTATGGCCAGATGCACCGCCGCCTTCAGCCCCTTGATGCACTCCACCGCGTCCTTGACCTTGCCGAACTCGCCGGACTTGATCGAGTGAACGGTGCCTGCCAAAGCCTCAGCCGCCTCACGTAGCCAGATTTCTGTGGTCGCCAGCATGTCCACTGGCGGCTCGTCCCCCGAGGAGAAATTGATTGTCATCGTCGCTGGCTGCCCCCTCATGCTCCTCACATGCGCGAAATGAAAAAGCGGCACGGGGTTGCCCCCGGCCGCTTGCCCATCTCTCCTAGCATGACAGAAACCCTACATCAGAGCGCCCGCAGAGTCAAAGTATTTTCGTTCAAGATCAATGGCTTGGCGCGCGCGCCCTTAACCGTACGTTAAACCTCAATCCCCAGCCGCCTCGGCCTCTTCCTGCGCCTTCAGCAACTCCGCCTCAATCTCGCGCCACTTGGCGACATTGGCATTGTGCTCGTCCAGAGTGCGGGCAAAGGCATGGCCGCCCGTGCCATCGGCCACAAAGAACAGGAAATCCGACCCGTCCGGGTTCAAAGCCGCTTCAATCGCCGCGCGTCCCGGATTGGCAATTGGCCCAGGCGGCAGACCGTCGATGACATAGGTGTTATAAGGCGTCTCGCGCCGCAACTCGCTTTGACGAAGGCCCCGACCCAAGACGCCCTCGCCATTGGTGATGCCGTAAATCACCGTGGGGTCGGTCTGCAACCGCATCCCTTGACGCAAACGGTTGACGAACACGCTGGCCACCCGGCCCCGTTCGTCGGCCACCGCAGTTTCCTTTTCCACGATAGACGCCATGACCATCGCCTCTTCGGGCGTGTCATAGGGCAGATCGGCCGCGCGCGTCTCCCATAGCTCAGCCATGATCCGCGCCTGCCGGTCTGCCATCTCGCCCAACAAAGCCGCACGGTCCGCGCCGCGGTCCACCTCATAGCTGTCAGGGGCCAAAGATCCCTCTGGCGGCACCTGATCCAACTCA